GTTCGACCTCGGGGTCAGTGACGCTGACCGGCGGCACCACGGGCCTGTTGACCGTCGCCAACATCGGCAACGGCGCCTCGGCGCTGACCATCTCCGGGGCCGGGCAGTGGACCGCCAACGGCACCACGGCGGTGACCCTGACGGCGCTCGGCCCGGCCGGGGCGAACACGACGGTGCAGAAATGGTTGACGCTCACCGACAATGGCGGCGTCGTCCGCTACATCCCCTGCTTCTGATGGGAAAAACGCAGTGCCCTACACGCTGACCGACGATCTGATCCAGGCCACCAGCAACTACCTGAACAACCAGGGGTCGCTGTCCGAACTGATCATGCTGCGCAAGGTGTGGTTCGGCGAGATCGCGGCGCAGGAGCGCGAGCGCCTCGCGCGCGGCGCGGCGCCGAACGGCCAGGCGCAGCAGCCGGTCGCCGCGCCGCTCGACCCGACAGCGGACGGTGCGGCGGCGGATGGCGGCCAGAACCTCAGCCGTCAACAGCGGCGCAAGCTCGGCCGCGAGATCGCGCGGGGCACCGTCAAGGTGAATGGGGCGGCGGCGGGCCAGCCTGCGCAACCCCAATCCCAGGCGCAGCCCAGAAATAATCCTGCGCCGTGAACTCGCCGTCGCTGCCGAGTGCGCCGCGCACGATATCCACCGCAGCGTATCGGCCGGGCACGTCTCCCCGGTTGGCGCTATGAATCACCGCCCGCCACAAACTGATCGGCAACTCCATCGCGAGATGGAACCCCAGTTCGTTGGCGCGGATGAACTCCGCACGCGTGACGCGGAGGTTTGCCATCAACGCCGCCTCGATCCGCTCGCACTCGGCTTGCTCGCGCTGAAACCAGTCCAGCGCCGGCCCTACCGGAACCCGTTGCATGGCGTCTCGGTTTCTCGCCGCCCGTTCGTGCAGCTTGCCAAGCTCGCTATGCACCGACGCATCGAGATGCGCGGTCAGCGACAGGAACTCGGCGATCCGCGCGACGGTCTCGGGCCGCGGGCGCCACGGACGCTCCTGCGGGTCGGCGGTCGGCGTGATCGGTGGCCGCGTCATGTTATCGAAGATGTCCATCTCCGCGTCCTTCCTTGCCGGTCAGCGTGATGCGTGGGCACCAAGTGGTAGCGGCTGCCGGCAGGGCTATCAATGGGCGAGGCTAATGGCGACCGTGAGCGTCCGTGGCGGCGCAACGGCGCGGATCGCCAAACGGTGTGGCAGATCCTCACTTTGGCGCTCGCGGCCCTGCTGGCGGTTGGCTCGGCGGCCTATTGGGTGATCGGCAGCGTCACGCAGCAGAGCGCCGCGCAGCATGAAACGAACAACCGGATGACCGATGTCTATACGCAGTTGCAGGCCAACATCGCCGACGCCCGCGCGACCTGCCAGGCCGGTATCGCTGACCTGAACACCCGCACGGCACCGCTGCCGGATCAGAAGGCGCATCTCGATGCGCTGGAACGCTGGCAGGTTTCCATTGATAACCGGCTTCAGCAACAGGATGCCCGCCTCTTGGAGATCGAGCGCGATGTGATCGGCATGCGCTCGCGCCTCGATGGGATCGACCAGGCGTCACACCAGCCACTCGGCGGGCGCCGATGAGGTGCTGGGCATTGATCTTGGTGGCGCTGTTCGCCGCTTGTGGTAACGGCGTGCCACCGCCAGCACCGCCGGCAGTCGCCATACCCGCCCTGCCGCGGCACTGCCAGTCGCCCGTCATGCCGCCGCAGCCACCCCCCGCTCCGCGCACCGTCGCGGCTATTGCGCGCTGGGGGAACCAAGCCTACGCGAGCGCACTGATCAACGCGGTGCGGCTGCGCGCGTGCGCCGAAAACCGATCCGACCTCTATCACACCACTGACCGGAGACCTCTGCCATGAGTGACAACGCCAACCCATCGCCGCCGGCCGCCGGGACTGCGACAGATCCAGGGCCGGCGCCCACCATGTGGAACCTGGATAATTTCTTCACCGCCGTCGAGCACGGCGCCGGGCTGGTCTATCACAAGCTCCTGGCGATCGAGACCAGCGTGTCCAAGTGGGAGGCCGCCAACCCGGCGCTCCAGGCGCTGTTCGCGACGGCCGAGTCTTTCGTCAGCAGCGTGCTGACGGCGCACGGCATGCCCGTTGCCGATGGTTTGTCGGTGGTCACCGCGATCGAGGCGGCGCTCGGCAAGATGGCGGCGGCTGATCCGACCGTGCCCAGCGGCGGGGCCGCCTGATGCGAGTCCCGCCCTTCGGCCCGCTGTTGCTGGCGCTCGGCGGCTGCGCCAGCACGTCGCCTGCGGTGAGTGTCGCGGCAGCGGGTACGGCGCTGACCACGGCGGAGCAGTTGGCGCTGGTCTATGTCACCAAGCCGCCATGCCCGCCGAGCGGCGGCGTAGACGGGGTGACGTGCAGCCAAGCCAGCACGGTGGCGACGATCAAGGCCGACGCGCTCGCCGCGCACAACGCCTACAAGGCCGCCGAGGCGGTGCTGGCGGCCGGCGGCAACCCCGACCTCACCGCGCTGACCGCCGCGCTGGCGGCGCTTCAGGCAGCGTTCCCAGCCGCCGCAGCGACACCCAGCAGTTAGGAGACCACCATGCTCACGCTCGTGCCGATCGTGCTTCAGCTTCTGGAAGCCGGCATCACCGTCGTTCCGGAGATCATCTCGGCCGCGCAGGCGGAGGTGGCACTGTTCAATAGCGGCAGCGCGCCCACGGCAGCGCAACAGGCCCAGATCGACGCCGCCGAAGCCGCCGCGAGCGCCGCGCTTCAGGCTGCGGTGCAGGGCGGGGCCGCAGCCTGATCAGTGCAGCGTCCGTGGCGGCACAACCGGGGCCGCGCCCGTGAGCATGTTAAGCACCTGCGCGGCTCGATCGCGGGCGTCTTGCGAAGGCCGATCGTCCGCCAGCATCCCGCGCAGCAGGGGCCGATACGCTGGATTATTAACCTCCGCGCCGAGGCCGAGGACCCGGTTCGCGCTGTCGCGGAAGATCGGGCGCACGCACACCCGGTGATGCGTGCCGGCCGATCCGCGTTCGGTCTGTTCGATAATCAACAGCGGCGCATCGGCTGGCCGCTCGCGATCTGATGGTTGATCCCTGCCGCCAACGCCGATTGAACAGAGCGCTTGCGTGTCCGCGGCAATGGCGGCCAGCGTGACGATGGCGCGCAGCCGGTCGCGCCCATGCCTGTCGTCCTGCGTCAATACCGGCAGGATCTCAGTCGTCGTGCCGGCATAGTCGAGCATCAGGATGCGGAGATACATCGCTTCTCCACTCACCACCGCCATTTCGGCGAGGCGTAAATTGCTCTCCCACCACGCATCCAGCGGCGGGGTTGGCGGCTCACGCGTCGGGTCGGCGGTCATGCGGTGTCTCCGGTTTTGGTATCAGATCGAGTTCCATCAGTTTGTGCAGCAGCGCCAGCGCCGTGCCGCCAGCCATGGTGATGTCCAGCCGCAGCCGCGCGGAGCCGTCTGCGGCGACGGTGAACGCCAGCACCTCGGCCAGCGCCTGGCGCGGTGGGGCCGGAGGTGACGGGGCCGGCGGTGGCCGCGCTACGGCAACTGCCGTGGTGCCCTTGCCGCTGCGGGGCGTCAGATCGGCGATCGGGATGCCGAGTATTTGGCTGATTTTCTCGCGGGTAGCGGGGAATGGCGCGTTGCTTCCCTTGATCCATCCGTACGCTGTAGTGTGGCCGGGCGACTTCCCAAGTCGGACATTAAGATCACCAGCAGTCATCCCGAGCGCCTTCATCCGCTCGCGCAACCGCGCGGCAATGTGGCCGTTGGCCGCGAGTCGCGCCGGGGTGACCCCTCGCTTGCTGTTGCTGGCGCGTGGCTTGGCGCTCATGCGACCAGCCGCTGCCGGCGGCGCGCATCAGCAACCGGTGGCGCCACCGACCGGCGGATCAGTTCATAATACGCGTCGCGATACGCCACCGTCCGCGTCTTGAAGCCCTGGCGGTCCGCGCTGCCGTTGCGCGCGGTCCATGCCCATCCCGTCAGCAGCCGCAACTCGCCCTCGGCGCGCTGCGCGTTCCACAACTTGGTGTCGCCTGCATTGATGTAGGTGATGCGGGCGAGACGATCGACGGCAGCGATGATATCGTTTGGCAGCCACATGGCTTCCCCCTAGGCCGCGTTGACCAGCGGCATGATCGTGGCGGCTGGCGGCGTCAGGCCGGCCAGCGACCAGGCATCCACCGTGTCCGCCAGGATCAGATCGGCCCACGCGCAGGCAAGCGTGCGGCGCCGGTCATGATGTTGCGCGCGGTTGTAGCGGCCCTCCGCCGCGCTGACGCCAGCGGTGTTGCCGCCACCCTTATGCGCCAGCATGGCATCGATCACCGCGCGATCTTCGGGATACCGGTCGTTCATCAGCGTGGAGAAGCTGGCCCGCCAGCCGTGCGGCACATGCGGCACCGGCAGTGCGGCGGCGCGCAGCAGAGTGCTGAACGCCACCTCACTGATCGGCTGCGCCGCCTGGCCGTGCGCGTCCTGCCGCTGCTTGGGACCGGGAAACACCCAGGTCTGGTCGCGGTGCAGCGTGCGCGCCACCGTCAGCACTTCGACCGCTTGCGGTGACAGCGGCACGACATGCACGCGCTTGTGGTGTTTCTTGCCCTTCATCCGCGCCGCCGGGATGGTCCAGAGCGGCGCGTCGCCACCGAGGCCGGAAAACTCCGCCCAACGCGCGCCGCGTAGCTCCGCCGTGCGCAGCATCGTCAGGACCAGCAGGCGGTGCGCCAGCAGCGTCACGGGATGCACGGTGGTGACCGCCTCGACCGCCGCCAGCACGCCGCGCGCGTCGGGCAGCGTCTCTGCCGCCGGGTGGGGCCGCGCCACCGGCTGCACGCAGCTTGCCGCCAGCAGCGCCGCCGGATCGTATTCCAACTCCATCGGTGCGGCGGCGTGCTGGAACACGCACGAGATGTGCTGGCGCACCGCCAGAGCGGTCCACGGCGCTTCAGGTTCGATCGCGCGGATGACCGGCAGGATGGTTTTTGCCTTGATCCGCGCGATAGGAAGATCGCCTAAGTCCTTGTAAACGTAGTTGACCATCTGCTGGCCGACCACCTTGGCGTAACGCGCCGTCCAGTGCGGCGCCTTCACGCGTTGCCAATCCTGCGCCCAGAAGCGGAACGTCTCGCCGGTTGCCGCGCTGCCGGCGGCGAGCGGTGCGGCCAGCCGTTTCTCAATGATCGGATCGCGACCCTGGCGCAGCAGCGCCTTGGCCGCGGTCAGCGCCTCGCGCGCTTGCGCCAGGCTGATGTCCGGCCATGGGCCGAACACCAGCGTGCGCTCACGGCCTTGGTAGATGTAGCGGAACCGCCAGACCTTGTTGCCCGCGGGCGTGATATAGAGGTAAAGCGAGCGGGCGTCGGCCAGCTTGTATGGCTTGTCCGCCGGCTTCGCGTCGCGGATCGCCGCGGTCGTGAGGCCCTTTGCCTTCCGCGCGTTTGTCACGGCGCGCGCCTCGCAGCGCGGGTTGCGGTTGTCACGGATGCCTCAATGTAGTCCGCGACATCTTCCGGGGTGACTTCCTTGAGGGGTACGCCAAGATGCCACCCAACACTGTAAAAAGCGTCGTGAATTGAAGCAACGAAGCGGCCAAACGCATCCTCTCCCCACATTAAGCGGCAAAGCCCGATGGCGCAGGTTCTGGTGCTGGCGTAGTTCCACCGGAACCCGGCCGGCCAGCGCGTGCGGTCGCGCAGCAGGTCGGCGAGATCTTGCGGCGTGGGGTTTGGGTGCGTGGGCTGACTGTCGAACGGCATCGGGTGCCTCCCTTGGCGTGGTGTTGTCGTGCTGGTAATCAGTGCCATGGGCGGTGCCCCGTTTTGCTTGCCGCCCGCTGCCGCCAGTTGCCATCACGGCAACCGTTCTACCGAGGGAGCCGAGCGATTGCAAGGGGGTAAGCCGCTGGTTGCCGCATCATGCCGCTTGGCTTATGTTCACCACAAAGATGCGAGGAACTCTGCAAGTAGCTGAAAGGATTGGTGTTTATATGTCTTTCGGATAACGTGCCCCGGCTTGTGCCATGGAATTTTTCGCCCGAGCGGTCACTGCGGCGATCTCTCGCACTTTCGTATCTAGCGAGATGCCACTCTCTCGGTAGAGGCGCGCAATGGCGGAGAGGTGGAACAGGACAGCGCGAGGTCCTCGGGTGCGGTGGACAGTTTTTAGGTAGGCGGCAACGATCCTGCTCGCCGCCATAGGATCATCGCGCCACATAGGATGTGCAACTACGAACGCCGCTTGCGCCGCCACATACAGGCGTTTGGTGTTGGCACCCAATTTGCTGCGGGCCTTCGTCATCGCCGTGTCTCTTGCTGCGGCAGCACGATGCTGGCGCGCCAACCATCCTTGGCGACGATCCGGCGGATAGCCGCAGCGTCGAGGCCGATGAAGTGGCGCAGGATTGGTGCGGCGCGAATGCAGCGATCGTCGCGCACGATCAGGCCGGCGACGAACCAGGGCGACACCACACGCACCAGCACGTCCGCCATTAGAACGGCAGCGGCGGGTCGGCCGGCACCAGCAGCGGGTCAGTCGCGATTGCTACGGCGAACCCCGGCACAATGTTGCTAATCAACGCCATCGTCGCAGGGCTGGGAACCCGCGACGGATAGAGCGTAACCTTCTGTCCTGCTGTGTCCAGCACGACGCTGGCCGGCAACACCGCAGGCTGGGTGGCGCGGATGATCTCGATGATCCGGAGTGATAGACTGTTACTCATGACGTGCATTCCCCGGCAGGACGATACCATAAACTTCACGCAACCTCGTGTGGTTTGGCTTGCCTGGCTCACTGTTGCGGTGCGCTAAAATCACGGCGCTCCCGCATTCGACTATATTGAACTCCGCGCCGCAGACCATGCAGGCGATGTTCTGCGCAACCCCGCCGCGCGGTCCATCCAACAGAGCGGCGTCGTTCTTGCAGTCAGGGCAAACCCCACGGCTGATCGCGCGCAGCGCTTCGTCCGGCAGATGGTCAATCATCCGTTCGACCGTGCTGTACATCATCGGACCATTCTCGCAGTATCCTTGACAGCACGGTCAGCGCGACAACGGCATCCGCGCTCTTGTCGGTTTCAGCGTGACCGTGCGCGATTAGCTCGGCGGCCACCGCGCCCGCCCGCAACCCCCGCGCGTAACCTTCCCACCATCCGTCAGGCATCAACGCCTCGCCTTTCGAGCGGCCATGAACGCATCCTCGCGCGTCATCCAATACACCAGCAGGGGATTGCCCGGCAGCCACCTGCGTGCGGCCTCGATGCGGCATACGAGCTTAATCCGTGCCGTCTCGCGTGCGAAGCGGTGCGCCACCAGCCCTCGCCTGCGCCCGCCGCTGCGGCGGCGCCGGTATAATGCGGTATTCCTAAGTTCGCGGATACCGATCCGCATCGTGTTGGCGGTCTCTGTGATGCCGCCATCATGCCACACGAATGGTTGGAATGACGCCCGGTGAACGTCACTCATCGGGCACACTCTGCGCCACGGCGACCCGGCCAACGAATGACTCGCACTTTGCGCAGGTGATTACGAGTGCCCCGTCCGTCTTGTTATACATCACCGCCAGACCGGCCTTGGGATGACAGAGCGGCGTCAGGTAGAGCTTCGAGTGATCGTGCTCGCAGTCTGGCACGCCGCAACCTTGGTCATCGAGTAATCTACGGGTGAGGATGCGGTTAGCCATCGTTCGTCACCATGCGTAGCGCCTCGGCGTGCCCCGCCAACGCCGCAGCACGCGTGGCGTAGTGCGCCTCAAAGCGATCGTGTGCGCCACCAAATATCATAGTCTCGAATACAAGCGGCTGCCTACGCGAATTACACAACCCGATAAAGACCGTGCTTACCAAGACATAACCAACGTGATCTTGCGCCACTGGCGTGCCGCAAGCGCCGGATTGCGCCCAGACGATCACGTCTGGCTCGAAAACAGGCTCACCGTGTGCGTCGAGCGTATAGAGCATTGGCAACCGGTACGCACGCGATAGCGCCTGTTCGTTCTCGTCACTCATCGTCGTCCTCCAACGCCTTCGGTCCCGTTGTCACCTCCACGCGCAGCGTGCCGAGCGCGCCAGCCCAATACGACCAAATCGGTTGGTTCTGGCGCCACAAGCTATCTACCGCGAGTTTCGTCAATAGCTGCCGCAATACGGCGACCTGCTCGTACTCAGCGAGAAGTTTGCGGGACCGTCGCAAATTTAGGTGCGCAAGCACGCCGTTGGCCGCGACGGTGGCGGCGCCGACGATGACGGTCGTTATCGGCATCCAGTCGCTATGTGCAGCACCCATCGGCCTCCCCTGTCAGCACGCTTGGCGACACTTCAATGTGGCAGCGGCAGGGGGACTCGAACCCCCAAGCGCCTTTGGGGCACCCACGAGATTCACAGTCCCGCAGCGTCTACCAGTTCCGCTATGCCGCCGCATGCTGATCAACTTTTGTCGCCCCCTGCCGTAGCCGCGGTGCGACTGCGCGATTGGCGAGGCGTTGCGTGTTCCGTGCGATCACGGATTTCCGATCCACCATCAGCCGCCCCGGCAGGCCCTTTGTCGGCTTACCGCGAAACTCGGCGACGATCACCGCCGCAATCTCACCCGCCCAGATCCACTGGAATATCATCTGCCCGGCGCTATCCGGCCGCACGCCAGCCAGGATCTCCACCGCGTCATCCGTGGTGATATATCCGTCAGGCCGTTTTGCGACCGTCTTGCAGACCTGCCGCAACGACCGGCGGGGCGCTTTTGCGGCGGGAGTTTCCGCAGGGCGAGGCCGTGGGGCGGGCTGCGCTGGCACGGCTTCCGGTTGGCGCACGGCCAGATCGAGCGGTCTGATCGCCGCCCTGGCACCCAACGAATACGGTTGCTCCGCATAGCGCTGCGATACCGGTGGCTCTGTGATGGCCGGCTCTACGATGGCCGGTGGCCTAGCTGCATCCGGCAGCGGCTCCTGCGCTGCCTCGCGGGCCGGCGTGGCTGGCTGGTCAGCGGTGGCCTGACCGAGAAAAGCTGCCAGGATCGGATCGCGCGCCAGCGTCCTGACTGCGCTGACCAAGGCACGCGCCAGCGATCGGGCGAGCATATCGCCGATGCGGTCCATGTCATTGTCGTCCAGCGTCACTGTCAAGTCCGCCGCCAATCGCATGACGTCCTCCAAGATCGTCGGATCGCGGCACGCTACGGCATAGTTGCCGTGAGGGCAAGCGTATCAGACTCGCGCCGCGCCGCCCAGCGCGCCCACGGTGAGTGGCCTGGTGGGTTGGTAGGCGAGTGCCGCGTGGGCGGCGCAAAACGGGGTGCCGGCCGCCACCTCCGGGTCATCGCAGAACCGCCAGGGCCGGCCCTCTGATAGCGGCCATTGGCACATATCCGCCAACGGCCGTGCGCCGCGCCGCGCCGCGCATGGCACGGGTGCGCGAGCCGCCGGCTCGTGGACGATTTGCGGCGCCGAATGCGGATTGAGCCGCGCAGCCGGCGACGGCAATAGACCGCCCTCTGCTTCGTAGATGTCACGGCGGTGGCGCAGTGTTGATGTATTGAGGCCGAACGCGGCTGCGACCTGGTGCCAATCCGCGCCCTTGACGCGCATGGCGGCGACCTGTTCCCAGTCCACAACCTTGTGCCGTTGCACGAATACCGATGGGCCGTGAGGCTGCAACTTCATGCGCCGCACCCGGCCCGTCACCGATCCCTTTGTGCAGCGCAGCCGCTGCGCAATCTCGGGGGCCGAAAGCCCTTCCACCTCCCACCACTGCCGGATCTGCTCCGCCTCAGAATCGTCATGCGTCACGGCAGCAAGCCCTCCGCAAGCCGGATTTGCCGCTCCACCGCAGGGAGCGCCTCAAGGCCGTCGTGGTGACGCGCTGAAGGATTTCTTGTTGCGTCAGCGCCGGCCTACTCATTGCCGACAGCCTCCATCTCTGGCGCTTTTTGCCAGCGCCGCCGCCGTTTGCTGTCGCCAGGCTGCTTCTCCGGCAGGGCGTCGTACCATTGGTTGATCGCCACGGCCGACCAGGCGATGGCGTTGACGCCCAATCGCCGCGGCGGCGGGAACTGCTTGTCGCGCACCTTCTTGCGCAGCGTGCGCGGCGCGATGCCGGTGATGCGCTGCACCTCACGCACGTGCAGCAGCATATCTGTCATACCGGCATCGATCTTAATGAGCGGCAACGATCGGCCCTCGCGCGCCAGGCGTCGGCTGTGTCTGGTCCACCCCGGCCAGCAGATCCCCGGTGCTGTCGTGGTCTGGCACCTGATGGCGCTTCTCCGCTTCCGTTAAGGTGGGAGACCATGGCAGGAAGCGGCGCGCCCAGATGTATTGCGCCATGCGCTCGCGCGCGTCATCGCTCGGCAGCGCTGCCATCTGGCGCAGCATGTTGCGGATCACGCGGGACTCAATGTCGCGTATCACGATCGTCTCCTGTTGCAGCTTCGCGGGCGGCACGGGCGGCATGCGTGAGTTCGGCAATCCGCACGATACACGCTGCCGCGTTCGCAACACAGTCGGCGCGGCATTCCGCTTGATTATCCCTCTCGACCATGGCCGTCATGCGGTCGATCCAGATGCCCAGCGCCACGCTTAATACCGCACTGCCATCGGGTGGCGAGCACTCGTGCATGGTGAGCCACGCCACTATCGACTGCGCATATTACAGGATCTTGGCCTGCGCCAGGTTGTCGGTTCCATCATCAGACACGGTCGATCTCCTGCAACGCCCGAAGGTTGCGCAATGTATCCAGCACCGCTGCCATCACGTCGATCCGCCGCCAGGCCGAGCGTTGGTTCATCTGACCGTGCCGCGCGAGACGGCCATAGACCTCACGCCGCCGTTCGCATTCGCGCTGCACTTCGTCAATTTGCGCGTCGAGGCTGACCGGCACTAACCCGCTCATCCGCGCTCCCCGACCTTATAACAGGTGCAGGCCGCAAACTCCGCGACCGTGTCATCGACCGGCAAGCAGTCACTATCGAAGCACCAGTGCGCGAACTTGCCGGTCAGCACACGGCCGTGCCAGCGCATGCAGTCCTGCGCCCATGTGACCGATGGTTGGGCAACCGGCGGCCGTCGTTCAGTGTCTGGCACGGGGCACCGAGGCAGTGACGCGTTCCACAAAGTATTCCATGGCGCGATCCGCCGCCCGCAGCATGTCACTGCGGGTTTCCTCGCTAATATCTTCCAATGCTTCGGCGGCGGTCATGCCGTCCGGACGTTCCGACTGCGTGATCGCTTCGGCGATGCGGCAAGCGAGTTCAGCGACCTCAAAACTGGCCTCGAACACGCCAGCCGCATAGTCCTGCGGCGTCATCTTGTCGCTGTCGTTCATGGCGTGGGTGCCAGTTCATACACATGGTTGCGCGCGGTGCCGGGTCGCGGGCTGATGAGGCCGCGCGCGGCGAGTTGCTTCACATAGTAGCTGACGTGACTGCGCGATCTAGTGTCCTTGCGGGGCAATCGCATGTGATCGCCGATCTGCATGGAGTTCTTGGGGCCGTGCTTGACCGCCGCCAACACGTCGTGGTCGGTGAAATCGGTGAACGGTTTCGCCCATCCGTTGATCGGCGCCTTGGATACATCCGCCGGCCACTTGGTAACGCCGCGATAGACGCCGAGGCAATGGTCGCCATAAACCAACAATAGATCCCCAACCTTGGCGGTGATCTCGGCCTGGCATGTCACCAACGTGGCATCGAGTTGGATAATTGCCATGGCATCAGCGCCTCCCGTCGGCGGTTCGCAGCGCGCGCGCGATCTTCTGCTGCACCTCCATTTCGGACGCGAGATCGGCATCCGCCACCTGGCGTAAGTGCGTGGCGTTCATCGTGTGCAGCGCGCGCAGGTCGTTTGGTTGCTCGCGATGCGCGGCGATCAGTTCATCCCATTTGCCCAGCCAACTGATCGGCTCCGCGAAGGTGTATGACAGCGTCGGCGTGGCGATGCGGTAGTCCTCCGTTGCGGCCGGCTCTGGTGCCGGCTCAGAGGGCGGTGCGTCCGCCTCCGGCGCGTCGGTGGGTGCGTCAATGCTCTCGGGAAAGCGGCGGAGCGCCGCCGAGACCACGCGGTCCAGACGCTCGCGCACGTTGGCGCTGGCCTGATCCAGTACTTTCTGCACCGCATCGCTGGCGAGTACGCGGTCGATCGCCGCGCGGCTGTCCGCGCCCGCGAACGCAGCCTCGATCTCGTCCACCAGCACGGCCCAGGTCTTGCGCGCGGGTGGCGCGGCGGGATCGGCCGCGTTTTCAATCCGCTCCGCAGGTCTCTCGGCGGGCGGGTTGGCCGCCTCGCGCTCCGCGACGCCATCGATGGTCATGCCGGCCTCGACCTCCCGGTCCTCCATCTCCTCCGCCGCGTAGCCGAACCCTTCCTCCGGGAAGGTGGCGCGCAACACCGCGGCTTTCACACACTTGTGCAACATCTGCCGTGGCGCCTGCTGCCACCGCGCGTTCGGCACTTCGCTACGGAACCCAGCGCGCCCATAGCTCTCCTCCCAGAACAACTCCTCAGTGAAGGGCTGGCGCGCACCGTCCACCATCTTGTAGACGGTGACGCGGCACGACAGCGGAAATTGCAAGGACACGCTGCCGGCACGGCGCTCGCCGGTCTGCTCATCCTCCACCTGACCGCGGAACGTGCGCTCCACCAGCTTGCCCCATTCCGGCGGGTCCATGCCGGCCCATTTGCCGGTGCGGTGCGCGGTGGTCTCGATTTCGTTGATGCCGGGCATGACCACCTGCACCTTGCGGCGCACCCGGCTGTTGTACATCGGCACGATGTGGACGGGCTTTTTGTACGGGTCTAGCTTGCGCATGGCGCAGTAGTCGAGCACCGCCAGCACCACCTCCACGCTTTCCGCAGACGGGTAGAGATCGCACAGCGTGCGCCACGCGACCTCGCTGCCGCTGAACTGATGGGGCTTGGTGTGTCGCGGGGCGACGGTCATGGGGGCGTAGGCCATAGCATGCCTCTCAGTCTAGATTGAGTATAAGCAGCGCAGATGCGACGCCTATAAAGAACTCATACAGAAGACACATCGACAGTTGGTAATTTGTGACAGTCACCAACGCGCTAGAGACGGAAAATAACTCACGCCGGAAAGCGTAGGGAGCCGCAGCCGCCGCGCCGAGAATAACGCCGACTGCGGCGCCACCGAATGCGTCCATGATATCACCGCGCGCGCAGTTGCAGGGTTACGCCGCCCTCGGCCAGCGCCACGCCGTCGATCACCACGCCATGCTTCAGATCGGCCAGGATCTCGCGCCGCTTCAATCTGCGCTCTGTCTCGGCGTATTCTGCCGGCACCTGCGCTTCGTCTAGCACCACGACGCTGGCGGCGGCGCGTGCCAGCGACGCGCGTGCCAGCCGTGCGTCGAAGTGCTTGCGTTGCAGCGTCTGCATGAGTTGCAGCAGCGTGTCGCGCATCACCTCGGCGCGGCGTTCGTAGCGCTGCTTGCGCTCGGCCATTACCGCCGCCAGCGCCTTCGCCTCGGCGGTGCGCATCTCGGCCCACACTGTTGCATCGACCAGGCGCTCCAGCAGGTCGTCCGCCGTCAGGGTGGCGGGGTCCGCGCCTAGCGCCTCGGCGATAGCGTTCTCATCGGCCGCCAGCGTCACGTCAGCGGCGAGCGCATCCTTGGCTTGGTGCCATGCGGCCAGCGTGCGCTCGATCTGCCACGCGCTTGGCGGCGTTGTTACGATATCATGTGTGTCGGCCATGCTGCGCTTCCCCTCGCTATGGCTCGCGGCGGCACAGTGAGGCAGGCCGCAGCGGAGTTGCCTTAATGGCAATTCCTAGAGCGGCGCGCAAGGGGTATTTTGGCCCGTCCGCCCGGACGCTGGATTAACGCGCGGTTCACAGTTGCCAGCGGGTGGAGGGCGCGGCATTACAACCGGGTTATATCACCGGCTGGCAACAAAGGGACGCTGATGGGAAGGTCGCCGGCTATAGAGATACCGCGGCACGCGGTATTTGTTTCGTACGGCGAGCGTGTGCTGGCCGGCTTTCGGAAGTTTCGCGACCATGCTCTGCGAGCGTCCGCGCGACCTTCAGGTCAGCGCGGTGATGGCGCAGCAGATACTGCCGCAATTCAGGGTCCATCTCAACCGTCAGCAGGCCGAGAAACACATAATCGGCGGACGCGCGAGTCTCGCGGATGATCGTCGCGACGATGTCCAGGTGCGGCAAGCGTTGGCCCGCTTCCCACCGGTTGATAACCTGGTTTGTCACGCCCAAGGAGTCCGCCCATTCAACCTGAGTATGCCCGAACGCCTCCCGTAGCCAAGTCAACCGCTGTCCGACAGCGCGCAGCGTGTCTTGGCTGGCAGTGCGGCGTGGCATATGGCGGATTTCCTTCTATTTCCAGTTGCGGCAACCGCAACCATATAAGGCTGTTCAGCCTACGCTGGCAAGGTCGACTATTAGTCCACATCGCTTGACGATTGCCTTAATGGCAATTTAAGCTCGCGGCATGGACCACGCCCGGATCATCGGCGACCTGGCCGCCCGATCCGGTTCGGCGGCGCTGGCGCGTAAATTCCGCCGCACGCCAGCCGCGGTCGCGCGCTGGCGCACGGACGGCATCCCGCGGGAGTTCTGGGCGCGAGTCCTCCGCACCACCGATCGGGCTGGCGCTGGCATCACCGACGCGCAGCTTGCTGGTCCAGCCGAGCGCGCATTCGACCTAGTCGCCGCCACGTTCGGCACGCAGCGCGCGCTGGCCGATGAGATCGGCGTCGATTTCACCCGCATCTCGCACTGGCTGACGGACGGCATTCCACCGCGGCACTGGCCCGCAGTGCTACGGATCGCGCGCCAGAGCGGCTACGCGCTGACCCTGGAGGATCTGGAGACCGGTTCCCCGCTGCTGCGTGCCGCCGCGGCGTGAGGTCATGCGCCGCGCGCTCCACCAGGTGCGGCAAGCGGCACCCGTGGTTCCGGAGCATTCGCTGGCACGGCAGATCGCCGATGTCCTGACGCTCGAACTGGCGCCACCCGGCCGGCTCTCGCGGCACGGCGTCGTCTGGTATGCGATCGATCACGCGGCCTATGCCGGCGTCGCGCCAGGCGCGCGGGTTGGCCGCGGCATCATCGCCGGCATCCCTGACCTGTTCGTCCTGTGCGGCGGACTCGCAGGCTTCATCGAGATCAAGACTGGGGCGGGCGTGCTGTCACAATCCCAGCGTGCGGTGATCGCCGCGGTATTGGGCGCCGGAGGCCGGGTTGGCGTCGCACGCGACGCGGCGACGACGCTGGCCTGCCTGGATGGCTGGCGCATCCCGCGCTGCGGCATCACCCGGCTGTAGCGCCGGTCCAACAAGGAGGGGAGGAACGGCGAGTGATAGATGCGCAAACATTGCTCCATATGGAACCACGCCAATGAAGCCGCGCAACGTGTTCGCCGGCTTCGGGCGTCCCGGTCACGACGTGTCGCCGGCCGTGCTGGAGCGGGTGCTGCGCGGCATCGAGGTATGCGCCCGTGAGGGCCTGCCGCTGCCGACCAGCGGCACGATCGCGCAGCGGATCGGGCATTCCGAGGCTTACGTGGCCGACGCCTTCGCGGTGTTACTGGCCGCCGGCTTCGTCGCCGATATCGGCAACCGGGCGGGCCGCGCCGGGCGCCGCCGAGTGGTGACGCTGCATGATGGGAGCCGCACGGCATGACGGATCATCCCGACCCAAGGCCGCCGCCGCTGGTTCCGGCCGAGGTGGATCTGACGGATTTCAGCTTCATGCCGCTCTACATCGCCAGGCTGAAACAGTCCAAGGCATGGGCCTACGCACGGCGCAATCCGGCCATTGGATTCTACCTCATCAACCTCTGGACTCACGCCTGGCACGGCGCCCCTGCGGGCAGCCTGGAGGACGATGAAATGCTGCTCGCCGACGCGGCGCAGTGTAATATAAAAATTTGGACGAAGGTAAGCAGTACTGTCCTACGTAGCTGGATACAATGTAACGACGGCCGCTACTATCACCCGGTTATCGCCGACATCGTTCTGGAGGCATGGCAGAGAAAGGTTGCGCAACACGAACGTACCGAAGCTGCGCGCCGCGCAAAACAACAGAAACGCGCCAAACTACTGAACGGTAGCGGCTCCCCTGACGGCGGCGTCCTGGCGTCTGTCACAACCTCTGTAACAGAGCCTGTAACAGAGCCTGTAACAACCTCTGCGACAACCGATGTAACAGTGACTGTGACAGACCTGTCACTGCATCCAAGGGACAGGGACAGGGACAGGGACAGTAAAAGAAAGAAAAGGGAGAGTTCACTACGTTCACTCTCCCAAACGAAAGCGCCGGACGACGATCCGGCGTTCGACCGGTTCTGGACGAGCTACCCGCGCCGGGTCGGCAAGGGCCAGGCGCGGCGTGCGTTCGCGCATGCGCTGCGGCGCACCTCGCTCGGCGCGATCCTGGCCGCGTTGGAACGCCAGCACGCCGCTGGCGTGTTCCGCCGCCAGCAATTTGTTCCGCATCCAGCGACTTGGCTGAACGGCGAGCGCTGGCTGGACGACCTGCCGGAGCATCCCGACGCCGCCGTGCTGCGCGCCGTTGGCGTCGATCCGGACGACCTCGACAACCCGCTGGGAGGGCTGCTGCATTGACCCGAAACGTTTGGCTCGCGATGCTGGCAAAGCTGGCCGCACCGTCGCACCCGACCGAAGCCGCCGCGGCGCTCGCGGCCATGCTGCCGCTGCTCGGCGATCTGCCGGACGCGGCGTTCACCGCCGGCAGCCTCGACCACGTCGCCAGGCACGCGACGCACGGGTGCCCGAACTACGCCACGGTGCGTGCCGCGCTAAGCGCCTGGTGGAGCGAACACCGCCCGCCAGCGATTGCCAACACCGCAACGGACGGCCTCTCGGCGATGGATCGCGTGTGGCTGGCGCATTGGCGGAAACTGCGCGCCAACGGGTTCCAGCCCGAGGTGGATTTCGCCGTCGAAGCCGGCAAGCCGCGTGACTACCGGGCGCACACCGCGAGCCTGATCCGGCAGCGCTCGCCGAAGGCGTGGGCGGCGATCGAGGCGGCGGGCGAGACCGGCTGGCAGGTGGTGTGATTGGGCTTGCGCCGCCGCTCGCCGCCGTGGCAATTCCGCGCACGCACAGTCCAGGAAACCTCCCGATGGCGCACCCACGACGCGGAAAGCGAGTTGCCCACAAGGCAACTTTCGGCGGCATGACGGGCGTGATCGCCGAGGCGGTGGCCGATCCGGATTGCCCGCGGCGCACGCTGCGCCGCAGCCGCCGGGTTGACCCGGTGGTCGCGTTGCTGGCCTCGGGTGCGCTGACGATCCGCCAGGCGATGGCGTGCGAGCAACTGCGCGGCGACCTGGAAGCCGCCGTGCCGCGCCTGCCGGCTGCTGCGGCGGCCAACCCGATCCACGCCGCGCCGTGGGCGCGCGCCGTGATGGCGGATCGCCAGGTGGGCGCCTGGCAGCGCGCCAGGCAGGCGCTGGCCGGCCTCACGCCGTGGCAGCGCCAGGCGGTGCTCTGGCTGGCGCTCGGCGGGTCGATGGACGGCTTCGTTGCGCAATATCGCTGTTGCCGTTTGCGGGCGCTCAGAGGGGTCGCCAGCGGCTTGGAAATCCTGGACGGTCATTATGACCCGCCGACTTCTAAAACCCGCGCAGACCCCCTTGCAGCCTCCGTACGGCGGCATGTGCTGCATGCCGGACCGCGCGTCAGCGCTGCGCTATGAGCCGCACCAGCGACATCCTCGGCAATTCGGCCACGTTCTGCACGCTGCGCGTGTGGGATGAGGTGGAGTTTTGCTATCATGAGTTGGTTGATATGGTGCGTGACCGCGATGCGATGGAGGAGATGTTGACGCTCCATCAACCGCCGCTTGTGGTGGTGATATCGGTGCGGTGTGGCAGCAAGTCGGCCCGTCCGTCGTGACCGAACCGCGTCTTGTGGTGCTGATCGTTGGGCAGGGCGAAGCAACGGTGCTGGCGCGGCTGCTGGACAGCGAGCGCGGGCGGGTGCGGCGCGCGGTCGATCGGCCGGAGTTCTCCGGCCGGCATCACATTTCTCACAAAAGCGAAATGACCGCCCGGCTGGCCGTGTTAGATGTGTTAGCCGAGACCGTCCGGCGTGAATTGCTGGCCGCGCTGGATCAGGGTTGACAGGCAGAGGGCGAAGGTGCGCTAATTGTCATCCTGGCACGCGGCGTGCTTGGCGGCGGGTTCGCCTCGATCGCGCTGGTGATCTGTTCCAGCCATGCAGCAATCACCGCCGGCACCGGTTCCAGGTCCAGCGCCCAGCGCCGCGGCGCGTTGGTATCGATGTGCAGCCGCTTCGCCATCGTGCGGTGTTTCCAGCCGAGCACGCGCTCGCACTCGCGGTAGCGTTCAGCAGTCATCGTCGGGCGCGTAACTGATTGGTCCATGTGGGTTGCTATCTCTCACTTCCTGCAACGTCGTGTGCAGCCGTTCCAGTCCGTCTGCCAGCCCGTCCGGCAGTTGCTGCACACCGGTTGCGCTGCGCCGGATGGTGTGGCGCGTCACCCCAAGCGCCTCCGCGGCGGAAGTGTAGCCCCACCGGAAGGCGTTCAGAATGTCGCGTAGGCGGGTTGGTGTCATACGGTCAGCCGAACACGCAACCGAGCAGCGCTAGTGTCATCAGCGCCGCGAGGATGCTGGCAAGGATGCCGAGCGGGTTGGCCTGGGCGATCATCACGATAACAAAGTAAACGACGTTCAGCACCAACCAGATCAGGAACGCGGCAAGTATGATGCCGCCGGCTATTGCGAGCATGTTGATCTCCCTTCAATCTGCCGCGTCGCGATACGCATACGCCGCGAGTTTTTCAACGCACTCCATCTCGTGCGCCTCATCCGTGATCTCCCGTGTGTGGTCACCGTCTTGCTGACGGTGGCGTGCGTGCTGGTCAAGCAGCCGCTCCGCCTGCATGCGATCCCAATCCTCGCCCGGCATGGCCGCGGCGTCGGGGCGGAAGTAATGGGCGTTGCCGAACATTTCGCAATCGGACGGCGCCTTGCCGGTCTGGTGTGCCATGTGCCAGCGATCGGCCCATCTCACCGGTTGACAATGCGGCGGCAGCCGGACGGGTTCGCCGATCGGCTCAAACTCATCGTGTTCGTCCACCCAGACCTGCCGCGCGCGTGAGCCTTTGCGTCCCATGACGTGCTGGGGACGAAAGGGCGCATCCGGTGCGTCCGGGGATGTCCAGTAGCCGTAAACGTGGCGTGCCTCGCCGAATGTGACCACGTTGCCGCTCACCTCGCCTTTCAGGTTGGCCGGCACGTCAACGCCCATCGTGCCGAGTTTCCAGCACGCCCACTCGATGGCACGCGCGCTGGCACGCGCGTATTCGCCGATCTTGGCGTATGTGTTGGCGGCAACCCAGTCCGCGCGGGTTTCCTTGGTCAGTTGGTTCGGTGGTAGCTTCGCTGGTTTGCGCATGTCGATCTCCTACCACCCGTTATGTCGGGACATTGGCCGGCCATAACCATCTAGCGACAGGCCAGGGAAAAACTCGGCAGCGGCACGCTCCCACCCCTTGATCCAGGCCGCATCGAAAACGCGACGGCTGTGCGCCCATCCCGGAGAGTGCCAAAACGCCGCGCCACGTTGCCACGCTGCCGCGCCTTGATCTTCGATAGCGCGCAGTAGCTCGGGCGCGGGTTGATATCGTTGACGCATGTCACTCCCCCACCAGCGCGAGCGTGCCAGTGATGCGGTTGGTGACATCGTAGAGTTCCGACCACATCACTGGCACGATGACCAATCCGGCATGTTGGCGTGCGTTCAAAATGCCAGATAGGTGTGCGAGCGCCCGCAACTCAATCAGCAACTGCGGTGCCGCTGCGATCAGCCTGCCGTGTGCCAGCGTCTCGGTCAGCCGCGCGTCGTGGTTGTCGCCTTGCGCGGCGTGGCGATAGACGTTCTCAAGCTCGCAGATCGTCCGCGTGTGGTCCGCGGTGGTGATGGTGACAATGTGGCGGGTGACGGCGCCATCCGTGCTTTGGTAGTGGTTCATGCGCCAAGTTGGCGCGGTTGCGGTCTCTATGCTCATATCAAGCCTCCGTCGCTCGGGTGATGGCCGGGCACAACCGCTCGGCCGGTGTGCATCAACCGCCGAAGTAAAACGACTGCGCGTATGTCAACAGCGGCGTCCTGTCGCAGGGGACATTAGTCCATAGCGATCCCCAATCTTGCCATTCAAGGCGCGCGCTGTCGGGTTCGTAGTAGCCGTTCAATTCGCCGATGACGCGCAAGGCCGGCCCTCCGGTTGTTAGTAGCAGGCAGTATTCGCCTTCTCTCGCTGATAGTGTCGCGCCCGGATCTGCCCATGCGCTGCGGACCTGCGCCGCTAGTGGAGCCGGTTTCGCGTCTTCGTGCGCGTCACTGTCGTATTCGCCGAAGTCAGAACCTGATTCTACGCCGATCTTGCCGGCAGCCGCGCACCACGCAGCTATCTCCGCATGCCATGCGCGCGCGTTGTCGATTGCGTGTCGGTTGTTGCTTGCCATTGTTAAGCCTTTCTTTGCTCGGTTACGCACGACCCATGCCGCGCGCCTTGGTCCGAACCAAGGGACAAGCGGGCATCGTGCGATGCCCCTTGCCTCATGGTTAGTGACCTAACGCGCGCAGCAGCGCGGTAATCATCGCCACCAGCGCGCCAGTGAATGCAGCGCCAGCACCGAACGCCAGCGCCATCGCTTTCCAGGGTTCCCAGCGTATCTGCCCCTTCAAGTGCTCGATCTGGATGGTCATAAGTGCGATCCTCAGTTGTCGTTCCGCCGCGTCGTGGCGCACTGTCACGCGCTCGCCTTTACGCATGCGCACATACGCGCCAACGATCCGCGTGCTTCCTTTGTCGCTTCGCTGACCATATCGCGGAAGTATCCGCCCGACTTGAAGTCGGCCCAGCCGTGATAGCTTAACCCGCCGAGGTAATCTTCGCCCAGCACGCGCTCGCGCGTCATCGCCCAGTTCTTGGGGTTATCCGCGTCAATGAACGCGACCCGCACCCGCGCCATGAACCAGTGCCAGCCGCCCTCGCGCGCGAACGCAACGTCGTCGGCGGCATCGAACTGTCCGGCCGGATCATCATCCTCCGGGGCAACAGCACACGTGACGGCAAAGCGCGCCGTGCGGAACTCCCAAACCGTTTCCCATTGTGCGCCCATGTCAAGCCATCCGCTCCGTTGGGGCAGACCCCATGCCCGCCCCGTGTGATTGTTCTACTCGTGTCGCGTCGTGGTGTCAACGCGGATTATGCGTCGCCTAGGTCTTAGTGTGTGGCGGATATACGCCCGTGATGTGCTGCGCATCCCAGACCACGGAAGCGACCGAACCATCAAGGTTAGCGCGTTCGCACACTAGGCCATCGTGCAAGCCGTCATCACGAAGATCGAATGCTACACGCCAACCATCTGCCGGGGTTGCGTTGGCCGCGTAGTCTCCGCGCTGTTGCCCCATGTCGCGCTGATACTCGCCGCGCAGGATGTGCAGGTCCGGAATGACGATCCAGCCTACAAGGCTGCCGCTAGGGAGTTTTGTCATCGTCAGCCCATCCGTCCGCCAAGTGCCCACGCGGCAACGGTGCCTTGCGGGTAGGGTGCGAGCGCCAGGATGGCGCAGGTGCAGGTCTGCACATGCCCCGCCTCGGGATGCTCCGCTTCCTTCAGTGCCGCGCCAGCGCCGATAAAGAACTCGAACACTGCGGCATCCGCCCTGCGCCCCTTCAGATCCAGCGCTTGTTTGCGTTCGATCCACTTGATGGCCAGTTTCTGTAACATCATCATCGTCAAGCCCTTGCTCGATTGGCACGGCACTGCGCCGCGCCACCATGATCCGAACCATGGGAGAGGCAGCGCGCGAGCGCTACCTCCCTCCTGGTTAGGCTGCGACCTGCTGCGTGGGCGCTTCTGCCAGTTTGGACAGGTAGTCCACTGCATCGCTTGCCTTGCTAGCGGCCGTGAAGATCGCCCGCTTGTCATTCTTCAGGACCCGCAACCAATTGGCGATGTAGGCCGCGTGGTCGCGCCGGAACTCTGGCGTGATCTGCAACGCGCCGCACACGAACGCCGCGCCCATCTCTGCAATCAGTTCCTCAGCCGCATAGGCTTCATCGCCGAACCGGCCGGTAAGGTTCCGGTTGCAGCGCGATGGTGTCGCCGTCCAATGTGTCAATTCGTGGAACAGCGTGCCATAGGCCGCCTCTTGCGCCACGTTGAAAACGTGCGAGTGTTTCAGGAAGCGCACTGTGCGCGCGCTGTCATCGTCACCGGATGGTGCGCTAGGGTCACGCACAGTGGTCGAACCGTAATAGACCACCAGCGCGCCGCGCTCCCCCTTGTGCACCTGCGCGCCCGCCGTGGTCCATTGCTGATAGCTTGCCCAATGGTTCCGCTGGTAGCCGCAACCCGCTGCGGTCATACCGAGGGAGATAATGTTAATCCCGCGATACGCTTTCCCGGTGGTCGCGTTCATGGCGTTGCCAACCCGCGCTGCGGCGATCCATGGCATTTCCCAAGTGCCCGCGCCTTGCTCGATTGCGGAGATCACTTTGTCAGTGATCTCCTGATAGATGTCGCGTCGTTCCGTTGTGTCTCGTGCCATCGTGCAAGCCTTTCGCTCGTGTTTCCGGTCACCTGTGCAACCGGCCTTGATTACCGAACCAAGGGACTAACGGCGCGCGTGCGCCGCTGGCCTATTGGTTAGGTTCCGACAGCGGCCGAGGGAAGGGAAGGCTGGCGCGCTGGAAAATGTCGGAAGGCATGTGTCAGACTCCCTTCGCCCACGTCCACAGTTCCGGTCCGTCTTCATAGGTGGCGATCAAGCGTCGGTCGGATGGGCAACCGTCATCGTCAGCAAAATCGCCAAGTTGATCGATCGTCACATAGTCTAGCTCAAGGCCCGGCTTAGGCTCGCGGCACTTCGGCACCTGACTTTCCACGTATTTGCGCATCTGCGCCCATGTGTTGAAGTCGGCTTGCTGGATGCTCCCGACGATCTCGTCAGCGTCGCCCCGGCGGTAACGCCAGATGATTTCCGCCTTCATCGTTCAATCCTCCGCCGGACCATCGCACCAGAAGGATAGGCCCTTCTCGGCAAAGGCTTGGCGAGAGAACATCCAACGGCGCCCAGCGACGATCCACAAACCATCCGCCCTATAAACCGGCGCGCGACTCAGAAGTAGGTAGCGATACCGGATAGCTTCCGCTCCCCTATCAAGTATATCCCCGGCTTTCGCCGTCCGAAAGTCGGTTGCGAGCACGCCCGGTGGAGGTGCCTTCTGGTTCGTCGTCGGTTCAATCCTCCCGCGCGGGTTGCAGTATCTCGGCGCATTCCAGCAATTCCACGAGACGCCGCGCCCACTGCGCCGCTTGCTGTTGCTTGCCGCACGCCTTGTAAGCGATGGCCTTGGACAAGGCGCGTGCGGCTTCGGTGCGATCTATGTTCATGGTTCAAGTCTCTCCCGCGAGATACGCGACGGCGTCTACTTCGTTGTCGAAGTGGCGCTTACCACGCTTAGGATCGGCCGGTGAGGCAATCCAGTCTACGTGGTCTCCCGGGAGCGGGCAGTAAATCAGACCGAGGTGCGGGATGCCGCGATAAACCGATATGATGTTGCCGGTTGTCTCGTGGCGGATGATTGTGAGTTTTGCCATGGTTCAAGCCTCATGCTCGGTTGTGGTGGTCTAGGCTAGGAACAATCGGCAGGCTCGCGCGAGCCGATTGCTTCAAGGCTAGGCTAGGATGGTTCCCCACTGTGCTGCGATGCGTCGCTGCATTGTCACGCTACCGCAGTTTGCAGATAACCAACTTCCCCGCGCCGTGCCATCGTCTAGCTTGCAGCACACGACATAGACGGTGCGGCCGGCTAGCATGTCTCGATGCATCCCGAGACCTTTCCCGCCGTTGCAGCCATTCGCGAGGCTGTAATAGGCCAGAGGATAGTTGGTCAGGAAGCGACGCGCCGCTACTGGCGTGATGTCCTGCGTTGCGCCAGTGCTGTTGCAATGCTGGTAGATGATACACATGTCCAAGCCCTTTGCTCGGTGGTCTGTTATTCGGTAGCCGTTGCAACAAGTAATCGCTGTCAATCCCCCTGTCAACGCATAATCTGCGTGCTGTTACAATTCTCTTTGCGAGGGCCGGCCGCATGCGCTTCCCGTTGCCACATTGGTGTATCTGGGACGCGCAACCCCTTGTAACTGCTAATGGCGCGTTCTATCGCGTGGCATGTCAGCTTGCGGTGGCTTACTGGCGTAGCGGATGCGTGCCGTTGCCCGCCGACGAAATAACGCTCGCTTCGCTCGCGCGTGTGCCTGTTCCTCGGCTGCGCGACATGAAAGAGCAACTGACCGCTGCGTTCGCTGTGATCCTGCCAGCCCTGGACGCGGAGCATGTGCGCTGCGCGCACCACCACCAGCAACGTGTGCGCGCCAGCCATCACATGACCGCTGTGCGTGAGGCGAGGAAGCGACGCGCCGCGCTATCCGAGGAGTCGGCGGAGGTGACGTTCCCCCTCCCGCGGCTACAGGAGACGCCTGACGACATGCCTGCGGCCTACGTGTGCGAGCGGGGGGGAAAGGCTACAGCCTCCCAACGTCGCGCCCGGCGCCACGCTACAGCCAAGGCCGTGCCCTTCACCGATTGACCACCGGCTAGCGGTCGTTCGCAGCGACGTGGCGAGGCTGCACCGATCCCCATGGCATGGGGCATGGCACAGCCTGACCGCCATGCGACAAAGCGCAGCGATACCAACATGTTGCCACGATCCGCGTGTCTTGCGCCCTAGCGCGAGGCGCCTCCCCATCCCCTTGTCCGCCGGCCGGCCCTCCCTGCGCCGCGCCGCTGGCCGCCAGCCAGCGCCAGCCCCGCGCCAGGCGTCGGGACGCGGTCCTGGTCGGTCGAGTGCCACCCCGCCACTTTCGCGGAGGAAAAATGCCCATGTCCGCAGACCAGCAGTTCCCGCACCCACGAGCGTCGCTTGCAGATCCGTGACCTCACCAACCAGAGGTTTGGCAGCCTGACGGCGGTGAGCCGCCTCGGTAGTAAGGACGGCGGATCGGTTTGGCTGTGTCGTTGCGACTGTGGGCGAGAGATCGAGGCCAGGAGCGCCATTCTGGTTCGCAACAAGCGCCGGTACTGCGACTGGCTCAATCACTTGGGCGAGATTGTGCGCCGCCCACGCCAAGGCGTCGAAGTCGGTGCGTCGTTTGGTGACCGCGTGAGCATAGTGATGGAGCGGCTGGCGTCCGGAGAGACGCCGGCGACACTCCGGCGCGCCGGTTTCCGCAACACCGAGATCATCCGCGCCAAGCGCTACCTGGCGGCGCTTGCCCGCAGTCCGTCATCGGTATAGTTTGCGTATTGTGAGGGTGGCGTGGTATGCCATACCCAGGGAAGCGGGTCGCAAGCCTATCCCCAGGGCGTGGATTGCCGATAAGGCAACCGCGCTACTCCCACCGGTCGGCGCGGGCGCGCCACCGACGTTCGGCTCCCGTTCCTGTTAGCGCAGGACGGGAGCCGTCCATCGCGGTGACGGGAGGTGTGGAAGTGCTGGCAACAGCAAAGCACCGTGCGTCCGTTACGGCCGGATGGGCAGCCGAACCGGCCGATCACGGCTTACATAGCCGAGCCGATAAGCGTGCGCTGAACGGAGGCGTTCATGTCCCTGACCAACATTCTGCGTGAGCCGCGCCGCGAGATCACCGAGACCGTTGCTGGTCTGGTGGTGTTCTTCGGCATCGGCATCCCGCTGGTCTACGCCGATTACGTGTTCGCCGTTTGGGTGAACCGCGAGTCCGGAGCATATCCAAACGGCTGCCCCCTGGAGATCGGGATGGCGCTCGGGGTGTCCATTTTTATCTTCGGTATCATCCTGCTAATGCTGGTCCACGCCATTGGCGAGCGCGTCTGCAACGGGCTGGAGAGCCGCGGATATCGCGTGCGCCCGGTGCGCCGGAGGGTGCGATGATGTCAGGTCGCAGCCTCATCCGGTCGTTCGTTGCGGGGTAATGCACCTCTCACGCGCGATGTTGGAGACCGGTGCTGCGGCGGCCGAGGCGGCGCTTGCGCAGTGCGCGGCGCCGCGCGCGCTCGCCGAGGCGGTGTTCCGCGCCATGACGGCGGTGAAGAACCCCGAAGGAAGGCCGCCGATCGACGCCGATATCATGGCGCGGGCCGCCGAGGATTTCCGCTGCGGCGAGTCGGTGCGGGTGGTCACCGGTCGCTACGGCATCTGTCGCACGACGGCGTATGACCTGAAGCGGCGGATCAAGCGAGGGGAGTTCCCGCCGACGCCGAAACAACAGGAGAAGCAATGCACATTCTGATGCTCCATGTCGAGGGTCTGCCGAACCCGCTAGGCCTGCGCTACCAGAACGCCGACAAGGCGCTGACCACGTTGGAGGGGTTGCGCAACGCGCAGGCTGGCACCACGGTGGATCTGGTGGATGACTACGGCCAGCACGTCAGCGTGCCGCGCGCGCGCCTGATCGTGCCGCAGGTGTTCGACCTGGCGCGCGACCTCGACGCCAGGTCTGACATCGCCGTGATCGAGGCGCGCGCGCAGCAGCGGCTGCAAACCACGGTGCGCAACGATCCGGTGCTGGGGTTGGCGCTCGCCGGCCAGCAGATCATGCCGGGCAGCAGCAAGATGCTGCGTCCGCAGTGACGGAGGCGAGCCGGAGCGTCCGTGACGCGTATGACCTCATCACGCGCGGCGACATCGTTACCTCGCGTGATCTGCTGGATATGCTGGCTGGTGTCGGTGACACCGATCGCTTCGACTTGCTGTCGGTCTCGGCCTACTGGCACATGAAGCAGCACCAGTGGGAACCAGCGATCGGCTTGCTGAAAACCGCCGGAACCATCCGCCCGCTCGATTACTCCGCGCCTTACAACCAGGGCTTCTGCCACCACAAGTTGGGGCAGTTCGAGCCGGCGGCGGCTTGCTATGAGCGCTGCCTGGCGCTCAATCCCAACTGCACCAAGGCGCTGGTGCGGCTCGCGCATGTCTGTCTGTTGACCGAACATTTCGCCCTTGGCCTGGCGCTCTACGGCTATGGCGCGGCGCTGGCGCCGAAGGACGCCGAAGCGCGGTGTGGTTACGGCACCGGTCTTAGTCTGTTCGGCGATGATGGTTCAGCGGAGAAGGAATATCGCCGCGCGTTGGAGATCGACCCGGCGTTCACCGAGGCCGAGATGGGCCTCGGTTTCACCCTGTTGCGCGCTGGTCAGTGGACGGAAGGCTGGCGGCGGCGGCAGGCGGTGCTGCGCCATCCGCCGTTCGGGGCGCCGTGGGACTATGCTCCGCCGCGCATCTGGTGCGGCCAGCCGGAGGAGATGCGCGGCAAGCGCGTGCTGCTGCGCTCGGAACAGGGTTACGGCGACACCATCCAGTTCGCCCGGTATATTCCGCTGGTGCAGCGCCTGGCCGCCGTGGTGCATGTCGAGACGCAGGAGTCGCTGGTGCGCCTGCTGGCCGCGGCAGAGGCCCACGTCGGCAGCGCCGCAGACGCGGCTGGTTATGACATCGTCACCACGCTGATGAGCCTCCCGGCGGTGTTCGCCACGACGTTGGAGACCTGTCCGCCCCCGGCCGAATACCACGTCGCGCCGCGCCGGCTCGGCGCCAGGCTCGGCCTCTGCTGGCACGGCGGCGCGCGTGCGCATGATCCGATGGCGCACGCCGACGACCTGCGCCGCAGCATCCCTCGCGAGATGATCGCCCCGCTCACCGACGTGGTGCCGTGGATCTCGCTCCAGCAAGAGGATCTAACACGGTGGGGGTGCAACGATTGGTATGACACGGCCTGCGTCGTCGCCGGCCTTGACCTGGTGATCACGGTGGATACCGCAGTGGCGCATCTTGCGGCCAGCCTCGGTGTGCCGACCTGGCTGCTGGCGCGGGCCAACGGGTGCTGGCGCTGGCTGAATGCCGGCACGAGCACGGTGTGGTATCCGGCGATGACGATCTACCGCCAGCCGGCGCTCGGCGCCTGGCAGCCGGTGATCACGCAAGTGACCGCGGACCTCGCGTTGTGGGCGGCGGGGGTTGACACTGCCGGCGGCGCAAGTATGTAGGTTGCCGTGAAGGCAATTGAGAGATCGCGCCATGCCCAAGCTGCATGAAGTGCTGGCCGTGGAGAGCGGCTTGCAGACCACGGCGAAGCGGACCAATGAGGAGACGGTGCGCACCTTCGGCAAGAAGGATGAGCACTTCATCGAAACGGTCAAGACGATCACGCATTTCGCCGAGGATGACCGCAAGCTGGACACCACCGAGACCAGCGCGATGGTGACCACGGTGTTCGACAAGCTGCTATACAACGCCGGGCCAAACGTGCGGGCGTTGGACGCGTTCTTGCAGCGTGAGGCGACCAACCAGAAGGCGGTTGCCGACATCGTCGTCGGCGAGCGTGTGCTGGCCGAGAATGTGCCGGGGGCTGTGTTGCTCGGGATGGAGACCAAGCTGGCCGAGTTGCGCGAGGTGTATCTGGCGATCCCGACCCTGGCGCCAGGCCCGGTGTGGGAGTTGGACGCCGACGCCCGCACTGGGGGCGGCGTGTATCGCGCGCGCGATCCGGATGTGACGTTTCGCACCAAGCGGCTGGTCAAGCCGATCGTCATGGCCGAGGCGACCAAAGAACATCCGGCGCAGGTGCAGGCGATCCAAGAGGATGCCCCGATCGCACGCATCGCCACCACGCGGCGCAGCGGCATGATCACCACGGCGCAGAAAAGCGCGTTGCTGGAACGCGTTGACCGGCTGCTGCGTGCGGTCAAGCGGGCGCGCCAGCGGGCCAACAACACGGAGGTCGAGAAGCGCCAGATCGGCAAGGTGCTGTTCGAGTATCTGCATGACGGCATCGTCGCATGAGCGGCAGGGCGGTTGGCGATGAGGAGATGCGGCGCATCCGCATCCGGACCAACGATCTGGCGGATGACTTGGTGCAAAAGACATTGGCCGGGTTTCTTCATCAAGAACTCCGCAACGTCCACGGCGTGAGCGTGTCTCACGCCGACATCCACAAAGCACTCACGGCCTACGTACAAGCCGTTGGCCTAATCCTTGACGTTGCCGCCGATATCTTTGCTGGTAACGTACCGAAATGACTAGTTTGCCGCGGTAGCTCAATGCTAGAGCAGCCACCTCGTCAGTGGTTGATGCCGGTTCAATTCCGTGCCCGCGGCTCCATCCGCCCCCAGGGCCAGCTTCAGCCTTATCGTCAGCTTCAGACGCCAGCTTCAGCGTCTTGCCCTGTAGCTTTATGAGTGCGTATCTGGAACTAGCTGCGACGGCATCCCGAGACCGCAAGACGCCGGTTCAAATCCGGCCGCTCCAGCCATCATCCCTGATGGAGCGTAGCACAGTGGGCGTGCGTGCGGATCAGCATGAGGTGTCACGTCAGCGAAAGCCAGTGTGCAACTACGGGTCTAGCTCAGTTGGTAGAGCACCAGATTTAAGATCTGGGTGTCGCTGGTTCGATCCCGGCGACCCAAACATCGGGCGCGGGGTAGGCAATGCCCCGCGCCTACCGTTTATTGCCCAGCAGCAACTGTGGCGCCGTCCCGCCGTGCGGTGACCTCATCCCACACACGCGCCGCCGCCGACTTCGGCTTGTCGCGCGCGGTCGCCGCGATCCTTACGCAGCGGCCTTGCAGCAGGTCGCGCGGCAGCACCGTGATCAGCCGGCACGTCATTGGCTCGGCGACCACGGCGATGATGTGGCCTTGCAGCGGCACGAACCAGACGTGATCGCGCTTGCCGCGCACGACGTGGTGGCAGGCGCCGCTGCGGATTGACCGCTGGATCTCTGAATACTCGCCGAATTGCAGCACCAGTCCGTAGCGCTCCCACAAGCGTCGCTGGAAATGCCAGGCGCTCTTGCCTGAGACCCAGCCGAGCCACATGGGTGCGTCGTTGTCCACTGCGGCAGCATATATCGGGGGTGCCATGCGGACAATGAAAACGCGCCGCCGTCCGCTACCGCCTATGGAGTGGGATGGACTGATCGACACCCCGCTTGGGTTGCTCCCGCCGGAGCAGGTGCAGGCGATCTGCGCCAATACCATCCGCATGATGGAAACCAGCCGCGCGCTCGAATGGATGCGTGCCGAGGATCGTGACGCCAAGCGCACGCCGATCGGCGGGAGGCAATTCCGCTATGACCCGACCTATCGCCGGCCAGGATAGCGCCGTATGAGCACGACCGCCTGATGCCAAGCGCCCCCAAGTGGCGCCCATTACTGTTACGTTTTATTGACAACCTCCGCATCGTCTCGCGCGAGGAGACGGCCGCTCCCGGCGAGGCTGGCATCAAGATCAAGCTCTGGCGCTCGCAGCAGCGTATTTTAGAGGAGCTAACCGCCGGCATGGATGAGGGCATCCGCCGGTTCTACGTGCTGAAATCGCGTCAGTTGGGCAGCACAACGATCTTCGTCATCATCGCGCTGTTCTGGCTGGCGCTGCACCCCGGCATGAAGGGTGCGCTGGTGGTCGATCAGGAGAAGACGCGCGATGACTTCCGCGAGCAGATCCGCAACCTCATCGCATCGATCCCGCTGAAGTATTTCGGCGCAGCCTTCGCCATCAAAAAGGGCGGCGACAACAAGTACTTCATGGCGTTCAGTAACGGCTCGCAACTAAATTTCCTGGTCGCCGGCACGTCCGGCACCAAGGTGGCGTGGGGCGAGTCGTCGGGTTTCTCCCTGGTGCTGCTGACCGAGGTGGCGAACTACGGCAGTCCGGAGGGGTTGACCAATTTCGAGGAGGCGATGTCGGAACAGAATCCCGACCGCCTCTATGTATACGAAAGCACGGCCAAGGGCTTCAATCACTGGCGCCAGCGCTGGCTCGCCGCGCGTGGTGACGTGTTCACCAACCGATGCATCTTCGTCGGCTGGTGGGCCAAGGAGGCCAACAGCATCAAGCGGTCCAGTCCGCTGTTCGCGATCTGGGGTCTCGCCGAACCGGATGACCGCGAGCGGACGCGGATCAAGGTCGTCAAGGAGCGTTACGGCTGGGAGATCACACCGGAGCAACTGGCCTGGCACCGCTGGCGGGCCAGCAAGGACCATCAGACCGAGTCGTCCCTGAACCAGAACCAGCCCTGGATCGAGGAAGACGCCTTCGTCATGTCGGGGCAGTCCTATTTCCAACTGCGCCGCATCGCCCACGACTACGAGCGGATCGAGCGCGAGGGGGTGGCCTATCAGGGGTATCGCTTCTGGCTTGGCAACGACTTCTGGGCGGCCGGGGTGGAGAACCTAGCGGGCGACGTGCTGCGCCAGCATGAGGTGCAGTTGCGCATGTGGGTGCCGCCGCACCCGGAGGGCCGCTACGTGATCGGCTGCGATCCGGCCGGCGGGAGCGATGAAAAAAATGATCGGCATGCCGTTTCGGTATGGAGATGTTATGCCGACAAGCTGGTGCAGGTTGCCGAGTATGCCGACAACATCGCCGAGACCCGCCAGGCGGCGTGGGTGCTGGCCTATCTCGCCGGCATCTATCAGAACTGCACCATCAACATCGAGCTTTCCGGCGGCTACGGCAAGGCGGTGCTGGTAGAGTTCGATCACCTGCGCGAGATCCTGCGCGGTGATGTCTACCGTGCCAAGCGGGGCGCTCACGGACGCGACCTGGATGACTTCCTCGACAACGCGCGCTATCACCTGTATCGCCGGCCGGACAACCCAGCCTCGGCCGGCTACGTCACCAACTTCCTGACGACGGGCGACAACAAGCGGTTCATCTTCAATGAGTTCCGCGACAGCCACGTCAACGAAATGCTGGTGATCAACTCCAAGCCGCTGTTGGAGGAGATGCAGATCGTGGTGCAGGACGGCATGTCGATCGAGGCACCGAACGGCGCCAAGGACGACCGGACATTCGCCGCCTGCCTCGCCAACACCAGTTGGGTGCAGCAGGAGCGCGGCCCGCTGCTGATGCTGGGCGCGACCTATGCCGCGTGCGAGGCGCGCGAGGCCGGTGTCAGGCCGGCTGGCAATATGGTGGATCAGATCGTGCAGCAGTATCTGCGCCAGGTCGAGGCCGGCCAGGTCGAAGAAATGACACCCGCGCAGTCATGGATGAGCGACAGGGGTCTGCTATGAGCAACAGCGGCAACGACAGCGTCGCGCAAGAGCGTCTGCCGGACGGCGTGATGCTCGATGATTTCGAGCGGCTGCTGGAAATTGGCGAGGTCGGACCAACGGGCAACAAGGCCGAAAGCCTCGCCATGCTTTGTGAGCTAGCACGCTTCCTCGATGAGCACGGCCGGCGCCTGCTGCTGCTCGGCCGCATCTGTCATCAGGCCATGGAACGTCAGTCGAAGGAGCCGACATGAGCAAGATCACCCAACCAACGCCATGGTGGCACAACGTCGAGCCGCGCGTGCAGGCGCTGGCGCGCAAGCTATGCGCCAACTACTACTCGCCCAATCAGCCGGTGCTGCCGTATGAGGCGGCCAGCATCTCGGTGCCAAACAGGACCGCCACGCTGGTGCCGACATTGGACATTGTCCCGATGTGGACATGCTACGTGACCCTGGCGCGCGAGGCGTTGGAGATGCGGGATCAGCAGGCGGTCGAGGCGGTGATCACTCCGACCGACCCCGATGCGACGGCCTATACCGACCCGTCGCCGGACCAGGCTTGGCGTGAGGAGCACGGCCTCGATGAACCGCAGACCTGATCCCGTTCCGGCCATGCCGCCGCTGCGCGGCGCACCGCGGATGGCGGTCACGCAAGAGCCGGCATCGCCGCCGCAAGCGCTTGATTTAGCGGCACTTCCCGATTTGGCGGTGCCCCTCGCGGAGACGCAACAATTACCGCCCGGTTGGCACGGCATGGCGAGCGCGCCCACCAACCGGTCGCTCTATCTGTCGGACGATCCTGTCATTAATCCTAACGGCACCCTGGCCTACTGGCGGACCACGCGGGTGAAGGTGTGGCAGGTGCGCGGCTGGCAGGTGCGCAGCTACTGGGCTGCGGTGCTGAACCGGCGTGCGGTCGGGTTCGTCCCGGTGGCCTGGCGCGAGGCGATGCCGGCGGGGAAGGTGGCCGCATGACGCGCGATCTGACCGCGCTGGCGGCGCAACTCACCGAGGATGAAGGCCGCCGGCTGAAGATCTACCAGGATGAGTTGGGCTACGTCACGGTCGGCGTTGGTCACAATATGTCAACGGATGGCATCTCGGATGCGATCTGCGATGCGTTGTTGGCCGAGGACATGGCGCGCGCCGCGACGGCGGTGGCGGAAAACTGGGCGTGGTCGGCGCAACTGCCGGACGCGCCGTGGGCCGTGCTGGTCAACCTTTGCTTCAACATGGGGCCGGTCGCGCTGGCTGGGTTCGTGCATTTCCTTGCCGCGATGCAGGCGGGCGACTGGCCGCGCGCCGCGGAGGAATTGCAGAACAGCGCATGGTGGGGCCAGGTCGGCCAGCGCGGCCCGCGCATGGTGAAACGGCTGATCGGCGGCGCTCCGGCATGATCCTACTGGCCGGCCAGACCCGTCTCGATCTGCCCCCGGACGCGGTGGCGATGCTGGCGATGGTGCATGCGACCGGCAAAGGCGTCCGCTGCCGCACGCCGCTGATGCGCTGCCTGCCGGCGTGGCTTGACGCGATGACCGGAGCAGAGCGTGCGCAGCGCGGCCAGCCGCTCTATTGGTGCCCGCGCGACGGATGGGTGGAGGTGTGGCCGGTGCCGCACGAAGCGTTCCAGATCCAGGCGCGCGGGCGCGGCGGCGCGATCTTGGGGCGCGACGTTGCCGCCAAGCCGGTCGCCGTCGTGCCGGTGGAGAGCTACATCAACGCGATTGCGAAGGCCCATCAGAACGATCGCCAGGCGCTGGCGCAGCCGCCGCGGGTCGAGCGGTTCTCGCTGCTGGGAGAGGAGTGAGTATGACGCGGCACGGTGAGTTCTTCCTCGGCGGCTACAGGTTCCAGGCGCTGATGCCATCAGGCGATGATGAGCCGCGACACTGGGCCATCGTCGTTGCGCATGACGGCAAGGAAGTGCGCCGCGAGACGCTGCCGATGCTATATCCGCCACGTTTCGGTGTGGATATGGGAGACCTAGCCGCGCTGAACCAGCGCATCGAGGAGATCATTGCCGAGATGGGGCTGGAGGGGTGACATACGGGTGATAGCTACCGAGTCATGGCGCTGGATATCCTATGGCAAATGGCAGAATGGCCGTCTGGTAACCATCCGTAGATTTGAGTCTCTGCGTCTCGAACGGTCTATGCGGTTGCGGCGCAGGGTGCCGCGCCGCCAACGGCGGTCTGTGTTCCGCCGCCACGACGGTTTTTGGCGTCACCACCGTCAACCCCATGAGGGCAGATGACCCGGTTTCAACTCACCATCCGCTGCACGATCTGCGGCACGCGCTACAAGGGGGTCGTGAAGGTGCCGGACGAAGCGGCGCTCGATCTACTGCCGGACCCGCCGTGCCCGACCTGCAAGCGCAAGGCGCGGCGCAAGAAATTCGACTACGTCTCACAGGTCGCGCCCGCCGTGGTCGGCTCACTGCGAGTCCGCGCGGTGGACCAAACGGCGAAGATCGTCATGGAGGATCATGCCATGACCGATCTGCGCAGTGACGTACGCGAGGGCGAGACGATGGCGCCCAAACTGCCACCGCGCTTGCAGGCGATGGCGGATAATATGTTCGCCCGGCCGAAACAGCAACGTCAGCAGCGCGGCGGGATCTTCGATCTGCCCCCACGCGCGGTCATGCAGGCAGCGGTCAGCGGCCGGTTCAACACGCGCGACACGGTGAACCCGGTGGCGATCCAGCACGCACGCAAGGACAGCGCGCCCGTGCATATCATTGCGGGGGATGGGGTGCGGAGCGGTTAGACCGCCTCGGGTGGCCGCTGAAGGCCATCAGCAGTCGAGACTGCACACTGTTCAACCTGCCAGCCGATAGACTGGATCGTCGCCCATTTTCCCTTCGGAAACCACTCCGGCTTGTCCTGTAGAAACTTCAGAACCGCGCATACCCATGCCATGCGCTCCGGCGTCTCCACGACAGAGAAATCGCCGATGCCAATCGAGCTAAGAGCCGCAGCGGCCTGCTGCGACATGGTGATCGTGTCCATCAGGCGTCCTCCGCGTAAAGCCGATCAACCAATTCGCGTGTCCCTGCTGCGCCTAGTTCCATCCAGGCCGGATCTTGGTAGCAGTGCAGCAGGAACGCCGCGCGCGCCATTTCGATATCCGACGCCTGCTTGACGATCGATGGCAGAGGATCTGCATGTCGATCGCACGCTGGCGTGCGTGTATTCGCCGGTTCAGTGTTCGGATGACCCACCGCAGTGAATACCAGGATCGTCTGGAGCGGCTGCATCATGGCGGTTGCATCCGCAGCCAATCGGTCATACCGGGCGCAGGCTGATCGAGTGTATCGCCGTGCTCGGCGAGGATCGTGTCCCGCGTCAGGCCGCGCCGCAGCATCAGGCGGTAACCGACCTCGCATTCGTCCGCAGTGATCGGTGTCTTGCGCGACGTTGCCGGTTGGCCGCAGCACGGGCAAATCAGGGGCATCACTGTCGCGACGCCGATTGATCACGTTCGGCCAACGCGCCAGGCGCAGGTTTCGCGCGCCGCGCGTCATCCCGCGACACGCAGTGGCTGCATACGATCTCACTGCCGGGGTGCCGTTGTAGGATGCGTTGCCCTGATGGGTAGATGCCAACCGGCTCATTGCAGCATCGGCAGTTACGGCTCGCATCCATCTCCGGATGCACGCGCGACATGTCCTTTAGCCGCATGACGATCAGCCTGTAGTAGCTCATACATGCACTCCCGCCCTGGAAGTAGATACTGGCACTCGCCGGGGCATCGCCTGCGAGGCTGCCGCCAGCAACGCGGCAACGGCTGTGGCCGCGGTTTGGTGTTCTGCCGCAGCGCTGCCTGACGCTTAAGTGCGGCCTTGCGCGCCATCTCCGGTCTCCGCGGTTGCCTTGAGGGCAACTATAGAGCGTGGCGTTTGCGGTCGTCAATATCGCGGCCAAGCAGCGCCTTGGCCTTGCTGATGCAGCCGGTTGCGTAGCCGAGTGCCGCAGCCGTATCGGCGGACATGCTATGCAACGCGCGCTCTGAGTAGACCAGATCGAGAAGTTCATCGTGCGTGGCGCGCAGCCTCGCGTGGATCGCCTCTAGCGCAGCGGTATCGCTTTGATCGTCTGCCATAGTTGCCCTCCCGGCAATCACCTGCGCTTCTTACCACCCATGATGGAGGCCAACAACTCCGGGTGCTGCTTGATCAGTTGCGCCTGCTGGATCTCGCGGCGTTCGATATCGGCGACCATGTCGTCCTCGCCGGCTGGATGCAAGTGCTCGACGGCTTCCTCCGGCGTCATCATGCCGGCCTTGACCATGTCGAAGATCAGGCTGCGGAACTCGTAGCTGAACGCCGGGCTGGACGAATGGCTGTCCACCACCACCTTGGCGTGATCGGGGATGTGGGAGAAGCGAAACGGAAACTGGTGCATCCCCGGCGCGGGCGGCTCCAAGGTCTGGTCGTCCGGCTTCATCTGCGCGACGACATTCTGGCTCTCCGGCTTCAGCCAGGTCACCACCGTCTCATTGTTCATGGCGCGCAGGAGCGCCAGGCCCAGCGCGCCAACCTCGGTGACCGATCGCTCGATCGACAGGGCGCGATCCTTGAACCGGGGCGAGGCGTTGCGGGTCAGCGTCTCGGCGTGGCCCTGCGCGCGCACGCCGGACTCGCCGCGGCCTTGCAGCACGGGCGGCAGCCCAGCCATGGCGTCGAACATCTGATCGTACTCGTGCAGACTCTGCCACAATCCCTCCGGCAGCTTGGGGTACACGTCCTGCATCTTGGCGTTCGGCGTCGGATCGGTGAAGAACCCGCCCGGCTTGTCCATCGCCGAGAACTTCTGCTGGGTGATGCCCATGCCGCCAGCGAAATACTTGGGTGGCTTTTCCTCGCGCCGCAGCAACCGGGCGATGCCGTTCAGCCGCGCGTTGATCTGCATTTGCAGCACGCCGACATTGCAGATCTCGGAACGACCCCAAAAATACCCATCCAGCCGGTTGGGGCAGAACTCGACAAACGGATGCAGGCCGGACAGCGGGTTCCGCTTGCGGAACTGATCCGGCAGCCGTCGCATTTGATTGTCCGGATCGAACATATCGGCGAAGGCGTTGCGGATGATCTCGCCGCCGGTCACCAGCACGTCGCCGACCATTTGGAACGTCGCCCAATCGTCGGTGGCGCTGTCTTTCACCCAGAGTTCGTCAAGGCGCAGCAGTTGCGCCATGACCTTGGCATCCCAGTTGGCTTGCGGGCCGCCCAGCCAGTTGACGATGCCGCGGCTGGTTGCGGTGGACGGCGACTGCCCGGCTTGCAAAAACGGGTTCAACCCGCCCAGCACGATCTGTTTCAGCGCGTTGGAGCGATCCGGCCGCTGGTCCGGCCGCACGCGGCTGCCGCGCTTGGTGATGTCGCGCATCAACTGCCCGAGGTTGGACAATTCACGGAATGCCGAGGCGAACTCGGATGGCGTGTAATAGGTCGTGTGGACGAACGCCTCTTGCCGGCCGAGATCGGTCACATCCGGGCGCAGCACGCCGAAGAACTCCGGCTGGATCATGTAGGGTGCGAAGCCGTCACCTTCCCAGTTCAGCTTGCAGAATGTCTTGCCTTTGACCAGCGACCACTCGACGCAGTCCGACAGCGTCGCGTAGACGCCGGCATCGGTCATCAGGTCATGCAGCACGGCGGCAGAGGCCCGGCCCATCGCGCGCTCGGTGAGATTGCCGCCGCCATGGAACCTGATCAGGTAGCGCAACTCCAGCGGGCTGAACAGGAAGCTCGCAAGGTTGTCGATATAGGCGAAGGTTTTGGCATAGGTCGCCGGATTGCCGTTCTCATCGCCGGTCAGATAGAGGTTGCGGTAGAGCGCGCCGCGCTGGATGCGCTCCTCCAGATCCGGTGTGCATGCCTGGATGATCTCGGCGGCCCATCTGGCGATCTTGCTGCGTGGGATGAACATGACGCACAGTAACATCGCCGCAAACCGTAGAAACGTGCTAATACCTATTAGTTGTAGCACTGTAAATCCGTAAACTATTATTAGACGAACACTGTCGTAATGCTTGACATCGACTTGACCGGTCATCAGCCTCCGCCCCGCCGATACACCGTGTCTCGGCAGCAACAAGGAGCAAACGATGCGGTTCCGCAGACACAGCAAGCGCTCCCGGCGCTAACGCTGACCCCGTTCGGTTGAGCGAACGCAGACCGGGCGGGGCAATAGAAGGGACTGGACCCCCATGCCGCCTTTCGGTGGCGCCCTTCCCCCGACGCTGTCGCCGGCTCCACCGAATGCGGGGCCGGCGGTCGCGCCGCATGGCAATCCTGGCAACGCGACCGGCGGGCTGTCCGATGTGAAGACGGCGCTGGAAGCGCTCCAACGCGCGCTGCCGTCCATCCCGATGGGGACTGAACTGCACAACGCGGTGCTCGACTCGGTCAAGAAGATCGGCGCGCACATGAACGAGGCGCAGGATAATCCGCAGATGAAACTACAGAGCCTGTTGCAGATGATGCAGCGGCTGAAGGCCGCCGCACCGAATGCGGCGCTCGCCGGCATGGGCGGGCAGCAACAGCCTCCGCAACCCCCCGCACTCGGCGGCGCCGAAGGCGCTGGTGGCGCACCTCCGATGCCGGGCGGCGCTGCCGCTGGCGCCATGCCGATGGCCGCGTAACGGAAAGGAACGATACGATGTCGCGCTTCCCTGGACCATACCTGAACGATACGAAAGCGGAAGATCCTATCATGGAACGTGTGCCGATGGACAAGACCTCCATCGGCGCCAATGCGGCCGGCATGCCGTCGTCCGTGCAGGACGGCACCATGGCGATCAAGCATGTCGGCGGTTCCATGGGGAAGTCTGAGTAATGTCGGGTTCGCAGCCTGGCGGCGACGGCTTCATGCAGGTCAACGCGCGCGACTATCAGGCGCAGCGCGAGATGCTGCAACTGTTCGATCAGATCTGGAATGCGCCGGACGTTGGCGCGCAGGTCCGGCGCAAGGCGAAGGAACTCCGCCCGGCGATCCAGATCCCCGACGAGCATCCGATCGTCACCGAAGCCCGCGCCCAGCGCGCCGAGATCGAGCAGAAGCTGACCGGGCTGGAGACGGCGTTCAACGACTACCGCACCGCGGCGGAGACCAAGTCGGCCGAGACGCGGCTGCGCGCGCAGTTGGGCGAGGTGCAGGACCGGTTCAAGTTCACCGATGAGGCGATGGCGAACGTGGTGAAAACCATGCAGGACCGCCAACTCGCCGATCCGGAAGCCGCCGCGCTGCTCTACCGGGAGTCGCTGCCGAAATCGCCGCCATCATCCGCCAATAACCGGCTGTTCGGCGACAACAAGGCCGACATGTTCGGCACGACCAAGCTCGATGAGCGGTGGGAGAAATTCCACACCGATCCAGACGCCGCATTCGCAGACGTTGTGAATGAGGTGTTTTCCGAAACGCCGGTTGCTGCGTAACGGCAAGCCGAGGAGCGTAAGACGTGTCAGGAACGCTAACCGGCCCGGTGTACTCTGGCATCACGCCAGGTGGTCCGCTTGGTCAACAGTTGCAGGCGATCACGCGCCGGGCGGTCATTCCTTCCGTCTACGTCCAGATCTACCAGTCGCACCCCCTCTTGTCGTTGTTCTTAGGTAACGCCCAGCGCGCGCGCGGTGGTGTCTCGCAGATCACCATCCCGGTGCAGGGCGCGTCGTTCGTGTCGTTCAACTGGGGTTCGTTCGCTGGCGACTTCCCGATGCCGGAGGATGAGGCGGCGATCCAGGACGCGCAGTTCAACCTGAAGCTCGGCATGGTGCCGATCGGCTTCTTCGGGATGGAGGCGATCGTCCAGTCGTCCGAGGTGATCATTCCGAAGCTGCGCGCGGTGACATCCGACGCCGCCGTGGTGATCAAGCAGGCGCTGGCGCAGAACCTCTATGCCAACAACGCGTCGAACCCGCTGGCGATGGACAGCTTGTCGCAGGCGTACGACAACGGCACCAACACGCAGTCCTACGGCGGCATCCCGCGCACCAACCCATACTGGCAGGGCCAGTACTACCCGAACATGGGCGGCCAGGCGTCGGTGTCCTCGCGCACCGGCACCGCCACCTTGCTCACCCGCATCATGACCGGGGCCGGCGGCGAGGCGCCCGATTGGGGCGTGATGAACCCGGCCGACTGGACCACGCTCATGCAGGACTTCATGAGCCTTGAGATGTTCCAGACCACGCCGCGCTCGCGCTACGGCAAGGGCGATGTGGTCAACGCCGGGTTCCGCGCGATCCGCGTGCTCGACACACCGATCTTTCCGGACCCGTTCTGCCCACGCGGGCAGGCGTTCTACGGCAACAGCCGCTACGTCGCGATGTATCTATCCGAGGCGGCGCCGTTCGTTTTCTCCGGGTTCCAATCCGCCATCCCGCAAGGGCAGATCGCCGATATCGGCGTGCTGATCACCTGTCTGGATCTCGTGTGTGCCAAGCCGTCGTCCGGCGCTTGGGTGACCGGCATCACCGGGGCCGCCTGGCCGAATACGCCAGGCCCGCCCGCGGTGCTGTAACAGGCCGCGCCGATGGCCCTGTTTTGGGATGCTGCGCCACGGGTCGCCTCGCCGGAGCTTGCCCTGGCGCCGGGGCAGACGTTCATGCCGGCCGCCGGGTGGTATTGGTACAAGCCGAGCAGCCAGTCAAACGTCCAGCGGTTCGATCCGATCGCCAATATCTGGCGCTTCTCGGGCGACGACGCGCGCGCGCTGAAGCTGCATTACTTCGACGGCCGCACAACACGCATCGCCAACACCTCCGGCTGTGTCGTTGCCGCTTCGGTGACGACGGCGGGGTCAGGCTACGCCACGGCCACGCCGCCTGCGGTCACCGCCTCGGCCGGCGGATCGCTGTGGACCGCCATCGTCGGCGGCGCGATCTCGACGGCCGCGGTGATTGCCGTGGCCGGCAGCGGCTACACCTATCCGCCGATCCTTTGGATCGAGCAGCCGCCGCAGCCCGGTGTGCAGGCGGCCGGCACGATCACCATCGCCAACGGCACCATCTCGGCCGTCACCATCACCGATCAGGGCGCCGGCTACCTGGCGCCGCCGAACACCGAGGTGCTGAACGACTGGCGCGACATCACCGGCTATAACGGACAGGTCGCCATGGCGCTGACCGGCGCCGGCACGATCACTGCGGCGGTCTGCAACGACCACGGCAACCCCATTACCTCGGGCACGGTGCCGACGCTCGCGTTCGGCTCTGGCGCAGCGGCGGCCACGGCGGTGATGGATTGGGCAGTGCGCAGCGTCAGCGTCACTACGGCCGGTGCCGGCTATACCTCCAGTGCGGGCGCCGCCACGGCAACCGCTGCCGGCGGCTATGTGAGCGCGACGCCTGCGTATCTCGGCGGCTTCTCTTCGACGGGCATGTCGCGTTGGCGCGAGGCGAAGATCGACCTTACGACCAATTCGTCAGGCGGCCTGGCGTCGGTCGCCGCCATCATCGACAGCGGCCATTACCAAGGCATTCCGACCCCGGCGATCTACGCCGCGCAGCCGCCGAGCACCACGGGGGTGCTGGCGCTCACCATGGGCGGCGTGAACGCGACGATCTTTCTCATGCCAGCGCAGCAGTAAGGAACCACGACCGTGCGACTCTTCGGAGGATCGGGTCAGCCGCTGAACACTTACGGGCAGCCGAACACGCTGACCTTGCAGGCTGGCGAGACCTATGTGTTCAACTCGAACCTGAACCCGCAGCAGCCCGGCCAAGGCACCGGCAACGCTGGGTGGTTGAACGCCAAGCTTGGCCGCTACACCGTGTTGCAGATGCTTGACCCCGTCACCGGGATCTGGCGCGGCGTCGGCGACGACAGCAACGCCATGCGGTTTTCCTATTCCGATGGTGTGAATTACCGGCTCGCCAACCAGTCCGGCTGCGCGGTTGGCGCGACCGTGACGACGGCCGGCTCGGCCTACACAACGCCGCCAACGGTGATCGCTTCGGCGGGTGCGTCGAAGTGGCAGGCGGTGCTCGGCCCGCTGGTGTCCAGCATCTCGGTGGCGTTCGGCGGCACCAACTATACCTATCCGCCGTTCGTCTGGATTGCTCCGCCGCCGGCTGGCGGGGTGTGTGCGACCGCCTATGCGACGCTGACGGCTGGGGTGGTGTCATCGATCACCGTGACCAATGAGGGTGCCGGCTATAGTGGCGGCACGCCGTTGGTCTATCTGGTGAACGACCCGCGCGACGCCACCGGCTCCGGCGCGACGGCGACCGTCGTTCTCACCGGGGCCGGCACGGTAGCTGCGGTGCTCTGCGTCGATCACGGCAATCCTATTACCTCGGGCACCGTGCCGAGCTTGTCGTTCGGTTCCGGCTCGGCCGCGGCGACCGCGCTGATGAACTGGGGCATCACGACCTATGCGGTGACCACGGCGGGTGCCGGCTATGGCAACTCCGGCTTTGCCATCCTGTCTGGCGCAGGCCCGGCGCTGGTGAGCGGCCCGGCCTACACCAACCCGGACATTCAGGATTTGCTGGTGCGCACGCGCCAGGCGGTGATCTGGGTGCCGACCAACTCGACCGGGGGCTTCGTGATCGGCGGCGTGATCGTGGATGGCGGCGTCTATCGCGGTGTGCCGACGCCGCTGTTCACCGCCGCACCGTCAGCGACGGCGCCGTCCACGGTTGGCGTCCTGGCGCTCACCATGGGCGGGTTTGTCGATACGTCGTTCATTTCCCCAGCGTAAGGTCGATTGCGGGGTGCCGTGTCCCTACAAGATTACCAGATCGACACAGCCGCACTTTTGCACGACCAGAGCAACCTCTTTACTGGGCTGTTCCAACTAAACCGCTGGATCAACGGCGCGCGCAACCAGGTGGCGCAGGATACCGGGTGTCTGCGCGCACTCGTCGCCGGCCAAGCGCCGTTCGGCGCGGCAGCACAAGCAGGCTCGGCGGTGCCGGGCGGTGCTGTCGCGGGACTGCCGCCGACGTGCGGGTTCAACACGATCGCCGGGCAGGAGGTGTATGCCTACGCGCTGGCGAACGAATACGTGCAGCAGCAATACCGCGGCTATGGTCAGGTGATCGACGTGTTCGACGTGGCGGTGTCGTGGGGCGGGGCCATCCGGCCAGTGCCCAACTGGATGCCGTGGGATAATCTGCAAGCCTACGCGCGGTCCTACAACATTGGCGTGTTCAGCTATCCGTTCGTGTGGTCGGACACCGGCACCGGGCAGAATGGTCGCATCTGGCTGTGGCCGGCACCATCTAACGTTAACGAAATGGAATGGGATT